CGCCAGTCGTGGAGAAGGTGGTGCTGGAAGAAGAGCAAATATATATTTTCCTAATCTTACTGCTAGAAGATTAGATTTCTATCTCGGAAGTGTAGGTGGCGGCGGCGGTGGAGGTGGCAATGGTCCTGGTGGTAGTGGCGGATCATCTCTAACTGCTGCTGGTGGACAGGGTGGAAATTCTGCTGATTATGGATCTTCTGGTGCTGGTGGCGGTGGCGGTGGTGCTACTGGTATTTTCGATACTTTTAGCAATAAATGGGTTGCTGTACTTGGTGGCGGCGGCGGTGGAGGTGGCGCTTCGTTGGGGAGATCCGCCACCAATGGAACGACTGGTACTGGACTATTAACAGGAAATCCAGACAATCGCAGTCTTGGTGGCGTTGGTCAAAAAAATACGACTGAAAATGGATCCAATAGTAGTGGTCCTGATGGCGGCGGTGGAGGCGGCGGCGGCGGTGGATGCGGCGGCGGTGCCGGTGGTGCATATGGCGTTGATAGTAACCGAGGTGGCGGCGGTGGTAGTGGCGGTCAGTCTGGTTATAATAGCACTTATTGTAGTTTTAATTCCAATTCAGGATCACAGCATTTTGGTAATGGATTCGCAACTGTTTATTATGATATTGCACTCCCCACAATCAACAGTTTTTCGGTAAGTCCTACAGCATTTAAACGTGGAGAATGTACTACATTATCTTGGTCATCTACAAATGCGTCTAGTGCTACTATTAATCAAGGTATTGGAGCAGTTGGTGTAAATGGAAGCACTGTAAATTGTCCTACCAATACTATTACTTACACTTTAACTGTTTTTGGAAATGGTCTTTCCGCAACAGCAACAGCAACTGCTACAGTTTACGTTCCACCTATTTTTAATATTTCCACCAATAAAACGGAAATGATGCTTAATGATGTAGCTAATATTTCTTGGTCTGTTAGTGGTGATGGTAATGGATTAAATTGGACCCCTACCTTGACGTGGTTAGCTGGTGGTCTTACTAATGGCAATTTAACCAGTAATTCGGACGTAACTCCATCAGTTACTACAGTATATACTGGACAAGTTTCTGGTGTTGGTGGAACTGATACCGGTAGCGTGACTGTTGTTGTTTACCAACCAGTAGAATTATCTGTAGATCCTCCAACTAATTTATTGTATGGTAATCAAGGAACTATTAATGTTACCACAAAATATGCTACAGATTCTATAACGGTCACACCAACATATAACTATGATTATGTTGGATCTACTACAGGATCTGCTGTCAATTTATCGGTCAATGACAATGCTGAAATTGGGGGAACCGAATCTACTAATGGGTATATTACAACAATACCTTATAATGATAGGGGACCATTAAGTGTTTCGTATGTAGTTAGGGCAACCGGTAAGTTGGGTAATTTTCAAGAACAATCATTTACTGTACCGATTATTGTCGATGATACTCCGGAAAATTTAAATATTCCTGAAAGTGAGGATTTAATAAAAGATCAGACCCCCGTTGTTTCACCCGAAGTAGAAATTTTATCAGAGTTAATCTTAATTGATGATGTTGACATCAAAGTGGAAGTTAAGAGTAACTATCCAATTCAGGTTGATCTTAATCAAGATGGTGATTGGAAAGATGTTCGTCAGATGTAACATCATAGATAAATACTAACACTGGGATACACTGTAAGAGGAATGTCATTTTCATTTGCACCAAATAATGAACCACTTTTCGTATCCGAAGGCGATTACGTTCAGTTTAAATTTAAAGCGCCACCTAGTTGGAATACAACGCAAACAGTCACTATTCAGGTTGGTGATCTCCTTCAATATTGGTTGATCACAACTATTCCGGAAGATTTTACACCAGATCCGTTTCCACTACAAGGATTTGAAGATGCTGAGTTGGATACTTTGTATACTTTTGGTGATGGAAGTAGACCGGGAGAAGTAATACCTACTATCACTGGATTAACACCAACAACACAAGCACCTGTTGCTATTTCTAGTAATGTTCCAATTCCATCTGGAGCTTCTTTTACTGATTATGTTGCGCTACGTATTGACTATGATGGTAATGGAACATGGGATACTGGATGGATTGTTGCTGATGGCACCCAAACTGTTGAAAATGGTGCTAGAATTCAAATAAGGGGTAGAACTTCTACGTTCTATACTCAGTTTATGAATATAAGTTTGGTTATTGGAACTGCTAATGAAACTTGGAAAGTAAGGAATGAAGCAATTCCTGGAAACAATGCTGTACCGTTTCCAGATTTTACAGACTTAGATCCTGTTGAAGTAGATACTCTTATCTATAGTGAAGTATTAAGAGTACAAGGAATGAATGAGGATGGACCTATTAGTCTTACTAACGGTGGAGAATATTTATTATCTTTGACTAGCAATACATCCACAAACGCTGATGGATATGAAGTATTATCTGGTTCTAGTTGGAGCACTAGTGGAACTGTCAGTAATGGCGATTATTTACAATTAAGAATTTTAAGTCCATCAACTAATTCAACGCCAAAATCGACAGATTTGTCTATTGCTGATGATGCCAACGGATCAAATTGGACTGTTACTACAGGAGTAGCATCTGATAATACTCCATCTAATTTCGTATTTGCAGATCAAACTGGAGTTCTTACAAATACATTAATTGGATCGGATCAACAACCCACTGCTGGTATCAGTGGATTAACTGCTGGATTGTCTGTACCTGTAGAGGTTGTTTCTACAGATTCTAGTTTAGTTCGTGTACAGGTTAATAATGGATCAATTGGTGTATTCCCAACATCTGTACAAAATGGCGATAAATTATTCATCTATCTACAGTCTGCTTCAGCATTTAGCACACCTAAAGAACTTCAGATTCGCGTTGGTGATAGAGATATATCAACATGGACTGTTATAACAGGTAGCGGACCAGATAGTGATGCTACATTTAATGTTCCACCAGATTTAGTTAATCAAATTCCTGGAACATATAAAAATAGTGCTCCAGTTACTGTTACTGGAATTAATATACCTATTACTATTAATGCTACAAATGGATCATTGATTTCTATTGATGGCGATACACCAGTTGTTGGTCCTAGAACGTTTGATCCCACTGTAAATACTTCATTTACCTTGTCAAGTCTAGTACCATCAAATCTTAATACTTCACAAAGTACATCAGTAACAGTTGGAACAGGATCGTTAAACAACCCTTTTACATGGACGGTATCTAGTTATGCTGCAGCACCACTTCCAGCAAATAATTTAGGTGTTTGGTATAGTAAGAAAGTTGAAAAATTTGATGGTTATCCAATTGGTACTGTATTGCCAATTTTAAAAGATAATCTTGGAAATTATGGTGATCTTGATGGATCTCTTGGTGATAGATATCCCGGATTCATTTCGTGTGATGGTAGATCTTTAAGTACAACACAGTATTTTATGCTATTTGATGTTATTGAATACACTTATGGTGGGTCTGGTTCTAGTTTTAATCTTCCTGATTATAGAAACAGAAGACTATGTGGTACTGGGCAAGTTGATGCTAGTAGAGCAAACTCGGTTGGTCTGCCAGTTTCGGGATCTATTTTTAATGTTGGTGGTGAAGGTGGATATTGGTATTTTGATAAGGTGGATGTTTTAGGCAGTGATCCATTAGAGCAGATTCAAGGAACTGGAACTACAGGGTTAGTTAGTGAATACTTTAGTTTAGGAACAGTAAAAATAGCAGGACTGGAAACAGTAACGGACGACGTTAGATTTAATATTCAAGGAACTGTTGTTGGGCAGATTGGTCCATTAGAAGATGTTGTTGTACAAGTTCCGGAACATGATCATGCATATATTACTGCTATTCCTGAAGGTGATGGTGGGGATCCTTTAATTAGATGGGGCAATTCTACCGGTAGAGGTATGTTTGGTGTCTCCAGTGGACAATATGGTAATACAGAAGAAAGCGTTGGAAAAGGTAGTATCGATGCACAGGTACAAAAATGGGTACAATATTTAAATAATTTAGCTGGTGGTAGATTTAAAACAGAACTTGAATTTTATGAAGGTGGTGGTTTTGATATGGAACAGTGGGTCCGAGAAAATTTACAAACTCAAAGACTTGAAAGTGGTGGTAATAATCCTTCGCCCAATGTCCCTGGTGGAATTGATGTCACTGATGGTGTTGACTTTTCCTCTGAATCAAATGACAATGTAACAGAAGTTGACTTTATGACTTGGTGGTTCTCTCCAGTAAGTGTTTTGAGTGGAGCAGATCTTATGGATTTAAACCCTATTAATGGCAATAGCGTTGCTGCGGTTGTTGATACAGTTACAACTAGATTTACTATTGAGTCATATCTCCCTGTTAGTGGCACCACAAATAATCATTCTCACTTCATTACTTTAGATCCCATTCAAAATATACAATCTGATTTTAGTGGTGGCAATAATAGTGGCGCTGGTACTCTTACGGCACCAGATGGAGCTGGGTTGGGAAATGGTGCTACTTCTATTAACTTAATATTCAATCAAACTGAAATTTTTATGGATATGACAGATGGTTTATTTGTATGGAATAAAAGTTTTGCCAAACCATTTCCATCTGTTACAATGGAACCACAGATACAAGTTCCAATTATCAACCCCTTCCATAAGACTAAATATATTATTAAAGCTTATTGATTATGTCATCATTGCCTGATTATAGACCACATGAATTGATGTATGATAAAAACATTACTGATTCTGAATTTGACGATTTTATTGGTGTATGGAAAAATTTTATGCCTCGTCCTTTATGTGAAGAAATTTGTGAATTTGTAGACACTCAAATTGATCTAGCATGTGTTGTCAATCCAAGTCTTAAAATGCAAGAAATTGGTGTTCCTAATCATGTGATCAAATCTGAAGATCTGTATGGTGGACAATTGAATCGGAAGGATTTTGCGATGGTCATGAATTATGCAGATAGAGATCTTTGTTTAAAAATTAACTCAGTTTTGAGGACATGTGTGAAGCATTATCTGTCAGAGTATCAATCTTTGATGAATACAAAAATGATCTCTTCTGATATTAAGATCCAGAAAACTCCTCCAGGTGGTGGTTATCATCTTTGGCATTATGAAAATGCTGATGAAACACATGCTTGTAGAGAATTAGTCTGGATGATATATCTTAATGATATGCCAGACGGCGAAGGTGAAACTGAGTTTTTATATCAAAGACGTAGAATTAAACCTACTGCTGGAACTGTAGTTATCTGGCCAGCAGGATATACACATACACATAAAGGAAACACGGTACTTACCCAAGATAAATATATCTTGACAGGATGGTACATTAAACGTAATTAACTCTCATGGAACAAAGAATCGCTCTTATACAAGTTGATTTTGCCAATAATACCATCATAGATGGTGCTTCTACATCATCCGAATTTAAATTGCTTGGAGATTTTAACGGCAAAAGACATAAAATAGATGAGGAACTTAAGAAAAGGTTTCTCAATACAAAAGTTTCTGAGTTTTGGAATACAGACAAAGATTTACTTGAGTTTTTTCAATATTTTAATGACGGTACATATTTCTGCCAAAGAAAACGAGTGAAGTATGATTTCGGCACGGAAAGTACATATCTTCAAACTTATAATTTTAATGGTGCTAATTCTCAAGAAGCAAAAGAACTATATGAGTTAATAGATACTTTCTTTGGAGTTTTACTAGAAGTAAAAAAAGCAAAAATTGATTCTGTAGTTGCTGGCATTGACTCAGATGTTGCTTTCTATGAGCAACGTATGTACAAACTAAAGAGGCAAAGACAAGAGATGTTGGGATTTTCTGATTGGAGAATTCTTCCTGATATTGAAGATAGTTATGAGGGCGAGAAAGATCGTTGGATTAAGTGGAGAAAGTGGATTAGAGACAACTCTACACCTGCTCCATCAAACGCAGAATTTAATAACTCTGGACTAGAATACTTCAAGTACACATATAATCTTAAATTCCCAATTGATCCATCTAAGTATCTTAAAATGTATCCAGGTGGAAAATTGGAAGATGGTGTAACTGATGCTCCAGCATTTATGGATGCTAATGATACTAATCAGTGGGTCAAGCATGATTCTCAAGCATCTACAGACTTCTTTACTAATAGAGAAGTCAATATGTTTAATTTGGCACAAAGAGGAATAGCACCTACGAAAAAAGTTACAAAAGAAATATTAGATCTAATGAAAGAGTTGAACATTGATGAGGATGTAGAAGTTAACTGGTCGAGTTACTTTGTTGATGAAAATGAACTATGATATATGAGATTGATTTACTAAATTATGAACAATTAACATATATCAATCGATACTTTAATTACTTAACGTTCACTAATGGTAAGATTAGTAATCTAAATGCTAATAAGGTCTGTCAAACTGTGTTTGATGGACCTGGTAATTTAGATTTGAATATGTATTGTCGTGATATAATGTCAAACAAATTGCCATTTACTACATCAACAATATCACAGATATACTTTGTCAAGTACGATGTTGGTGGTATGTATGACAATCATTATGATGCTAATCCATGTGGTGGTGTGAGACCAGATTATAGTATGACTTGTTTTCTTAATGATGATTATGATGGAGGAGAGTTGGTGATAGAGAATGAACGTAGTATTAAATTATCAAAAGGAAAAGCAGTAATATATCCCGGTAATTTACTTCACAAAGTAAATGAGGTAACATGTGGCAGGAGAGATGTGTTTGTGTGTTGGATTGAAATATGAATGATATTATACAATATGATAGATTTTTTTCTTTTAATGTAGTAGAGAAAATAACATCTAAAATAAATGAACCACGCTGGAGATATGGACATGGATCACATGCAGATGAGAATAACAATCCTATTGGTATTCCATTTTGGCGTATAGATTTTTTAGAAGATTCATATTTTTCTGATTATCTTCTAAATATCATTAGGGAAAAAACCCAGCAAGATTATGATTTGTATGATGTGTATGCTAATGGGCATACATTTGGTACTCAAGGAGAATTCCATGTTGATTGGTATGAACCAAACGGGAGAACCCTACTATATTATGCAAATTCTAACTGGAGACCAGAGTGGGGAGGAAAAACTATATTTCTCCGTAATGAAAATGAATTGGAATATAAAAACCCTATTCCAAATTCTGCTATTCTTTTCCCCGGTGAAATACCACACATGGCAGAGGGAACATCTAGATTATTTACTGGGTTGAGAGTAACTGTTGCTTGGAAACT